GTTTCAAATCATAATTTCCATACTTGACATCGATGACTATAAAGATTTGGCAAAAGCAAAAACTGAAGCTGACGCTTATAAATTAGTATGTCTCGAAATACCAACTAACGAAGATGGTCAGATGTCTATGGGTGATGAAATCATTACGCCATTCACTGAAATGACCAAGAATGTTGTGCCTACATCTTGGGGCGTTGTTCCAACACCAATGAAGATGCAGTTATTAGAGTCAAAGTCTACTGCTTCAGATGATTCTAATAAAGTCGCAGATGCCGTTGAGAATTTTTATACAGAGTGTGGCATTTCTAAAGCTCTTATATCTTCTGCTTCTTCTGGATCAGAATTAAAATACTCTATTAAAGTTGATTCATCTGACATTTATAGAATTTATCGAATGTTAGAATCTTGGGTTGATTTACAGATGAAATTGCGTGGCCATGTTTATAAAACATATCAGTTTGAATACAGTATTCTTCCTACTACAGTTTTTGATATAAGTGATTATATAGATACACAACTAAAATTAGCACAAGTATCAGCACCAGTGAAAGGGCGTATGCTTGCTGCTAATGGTATAAATACCGCCAAACTTTTAGGTAATTCTGTTTTGGAAAATTCTATTCTAGGTGATGTTTTTGATAAATGGAAACCGCTGAATACATCATATACACAAAGCGGTAATAATTCTGATATTACAGATAAAGGTGGCAGACCACAAAAGAGTGAAGATGATTTATCTGATAGTGGTACTCAGACTAGAGAAGATGATGAAAACAATAAAGCAAATAGAGATGTTTAGGTAGGAGATTGAATATATGGGTGAAGTATTGATTTTAGATCCGCAGAAAGCTGAACAATTACATCAATGCGGTTTTAAATATACAAAAAGAAATATTGACAATAAAGAAGTGTTCGTTTTTATACAAACGAATGAATTGATGAAAGAACTTAACTCAAAATTTGAGCAAGGTTCTTTTATTTTGCAAAAAAATATTTGCTTTTGATTTTTACAGGAAGGAGGAACCTAATAAATTGAAATTTAATAAAAATCAGACACTAGGATTCACTTCAAAGTTATCTGAGTTTGAAATTGTCAATCAGGAATTTATCAGATGTAAATGTTATATGCTTGCCACTGGCGACAATGTAAATGGCTCTGATATTACATTAGAATCAGTACAAAAGGCTATGGCAAGAGGTGAATTTTATAACAAGCCTGTGATCGCACATTTATATCGTGATCCAGAGGACAACAATAAATGGAGAGTTGGTGGTCATGATTCTAAATGGGTTATCACAAATACATCATTTGATATTGTAAATGAATGCATTCCCTTCGGGGTAATCCCAGAGTCATCTAACTTACAATTAGAGGAAGTACTCGAAGCTGATGGAGAAACCGTGAATACATATCTAACGTGTCAGATTATCTTGTGGGTCGGCAGGTATAATATCATGGACGCAGCTTATAGTGATGATATTTACTTTAATCAGAGTTGTGAATTATCAGTTAACGAATATCATTGGAAAAACAATGATGTACTTGCCATAGATGATTTTACATTTAGTGCATTATGTTTACTTAATAAATCAGATGACAAATCAAAGAATATTCGTCCTTGTTTTCCATCTTGTAGAGTCGAGAAAATGAAGGTATTTTCTATTGATACAGATAAATTCAAACAGAACTTTGAACTAATGTTAGAAAAATTAAAACAGTATGAATCAGATGGTACTACTACCACTGTTCAAAATAATGTAACAAATAACAATCCACATATGGAAGGAGAAAACAAAATGGATTTAACTAAGTTTACTGCTCTTCTTTCAGATATTAAATGTGAAGGTAATGATTATATCAGGTATGAACTTTTATCAGCAGATGAAAATAAAATCTATGTGTTTGATAAAGAAGATGGATATAAACTTTACTCTGTGGAATATGTGATGTCTAATGATGATCCTGTCATCAATTGGAATACAAAGACCGAGGGTGATATTACTTTTACAGAAAAGTCTGAGGAAGTTTCACATCTAACTGCAATTTATAATGAAATCAATGACACTTTGAGCAAAAAGTATGCAGATGATTATCAGGTAAAGCTAGATGAAAAAATCAAAGAAGTTGCTGGCGAAATAGAAACAAAGTACACAAAATTACAAGGTGATTTTGAAACCTTACAAAATTCTTATTCAGTAGTAAAAGAAAAACTTGATAAGTTTGAAGCTATTGAAGCGGAAAAGGCAAAACAATCTCATATTGAAGCAGTCAAAGAAACTCTGGAACGATTTGAAAAGAAAATCGGTAAATCTCCAGAGTTTATTTATTTTAAAGCAAAACTTGAAAATTATGAAGATGTCGATTTAGAAAAGCTCGACAGTGATCTCACAATGCTATGTGGTGATGTACTCATGAATTCTAATACCAAAAAGACATTTTCATATAACCCAACTTCAACCAATGTAAATAAATATAGTACAGAAAATGAACTCACAAACAGATACGGACATTTGTTTGATGGTTTTGTAGATTAAGGAGGATTTTAAATATGGCAAAACATGGTATTGCTGAATCAACAAAGTTACAGGGTTGCATGAATGTTAGTTTCGTAGCAACTGAAGATGTAGATAATGGTTCCATTGTTGCAAATGGTGGACTGGCTACTGGTTATACAGATGTGTATACCGCTTCTAAGCCAGCCAAGACAGATAAGGTTTATATTGTAATCCATCCTGTATATGGATATGACGAAAGACTTGCTGAAGAAAAGAACGAAGACAATTACACGAATGAAGCAGGTAGGATCTTTAGGACTTATGAGCTGAAAACTGATAGAAAATTTAAGGTTTCCAGCGACATGATTAAACCGATTGACGAGTCTACCCCAGTTGCAGTAGGTCAGTATGTAGTTGCTGATGGTACATACAAAATGTCTGCTGTTGCTACTGCTCCAACTGATGCAAAATTTGTAGGTATTATTGAAACAATTGAGGAAACTGGCTTCCCTTATTTTGGAAGTTCCAAAGGAGTACAGACTTCTGATATGGGTTATGTACTTGATACCAGAATCGTAAAAGTAAAGATTCGTGTAATCCAGAATGACTAATGAAAGGTAGGAAAATGTAATATGTATAGTAAAGAAGAGTTATTGCAGATGAGCACTCTTATTAGAGATGCTGCTACAAATAGAGTTGCTATGTTTTCAAATGAAAAAGCTGCTAAAAACGCAGATGAAGCAATTAGAAAATTTCATAACGAAATTTTAGGTGGTGAATTAGATTGGCAGTCTTGGAGAAATAACAAGAATGCCATTTTTACCATCTGGGAAAATGTTCTAAAACCAGAACTTCCTGAAGCATGGAAGACATCACCTTTCTACAAGAAAATGTGTGAAGTGAAAAATGGTGCCATTGGTGATAAAAACGCATTTGCTGTTAGAGATAAATCATATCTTGCTGCTTCAAAATTTTCTGGTGGTACATGGGATGTTGAGTATCAGAAAGTTGGTCGTGCTAAAGACATTGCAATTGATACAGAATGGTCTTATGTAGCATGTTATGAGGAATTAGATAGATTTCTTAAAGGATATACTACAATTGTTGAAATGTTAAATGAAGTACGTGAAGGGTTTGCAGTTGATATGGATAACCGTATTGCTACAGTATTCAATGGTTTGGGTGCTTATCTCCCTTCTAAATTTGTACAGCAGGGAACTTATGATAAGGATACTCTAATTGATATGATTAGACGAGTTCGTACTGCTAACAGAAAGAATACTATCGTTGCTGGTTCTCAGAGAGCAGTTAGTAAAATTGCCGAAGGCACTAATGCAAAATGGATTTCTAATGCTGCAAAAGATGAATTGGCTACTAGCGGAGTAGTTGTAAAGAACACCGGAATTGGATGTGATGCAATTATTATTCCAGATTCTTTTGTTCCTTTTACATATGAATTTGCTGGTGCCGATGATACACTTTATGTATTGCCTGATGAACAGATTATTAAAATCTTTTACGAAGGTGATGTACGTTCTAAAGAAGCTCATGAGGATGAAGAGCATGATCAGACAATTAGAATTCAATTCCAGCACAAAGTTGGCGTTGAGCTTATAACTTCTGATTTGTTCGGAAAATATACAATTGCCTAAATATATATTTTTTGAAGTGGTGGTTCAATGCTACCACTTCTTTTATTAAGGAAATCAAATATGGGAAATGGTAAATATTTTTATTGTTATTCTTATAAATTAATGCATTTCTTGAAATCTTATGGATTCTGGTATTTGTCAAAAGGAATAAATAGAAAAAGTAAGTCTACTTACTACCTATTTGAGAAGTCTAATGACTTAGATAATGCAATTGTTATATGGAATACAATAAAATTCAAGTTAAAGGAGAACCAAAAATGAATTATAAAGAACTTTCTTTAGATGAGTTAAAGAAAATTGCAAAAGAACGAGGAATTTCCATCGGGAATAGTGGTCAGGAAAAGATTATAGAAAAACTTGAAAAATATGATTCCGAAAACACTACTGCATCATTAATTGACGGATCAGATATTAAAGAGGATATTTCTGAGGATACAGTTATTACAGATAAAGCAGAGGATGTTGAAAGTCCAAAAACAGATGATGACAAAAAAGAAAATGTAATTGGAGCAATCAATGACATTGTTACTGATTTAGAAGACTTTGAAGAGTCGGATGAAAAAGACGATACGATTGATGACATTGGTATGGATGAAGAAGTACCATGTATGAGTATTACCTTTGGTGGATTAGTTTATACCTCTCCTATTACTGGCGCAACATATAAGTGGCATAAGATTGGTGATGTAGAGTATCTTACCGTAAAAGAATTAATCTCTATGAATAACTCTAAGCCAGTATTCTTAAATAGACCTTGGATTATTTTACAGGATATTCGTGCAGTCAATAAATTCAGGCTTATGTCTAAGTATGAAGAAGTTGCAAAGGTTAATCAGTTAAAGAAGTTATTTGCAACAGGTGACACAAAACTTATCGAAGCTACTATTGAAAGCGCACTGAAATCAGGAATGCGTGAAGTAGTAATCTCCAAAGTAAGAACGATGTATAATAATGGCGTTTTGAATAACACACATATTATTCGATTACTTGAAGAAAAATTACGCTTTGAAATTGTGGCAGAATAATATAAAGGCAGGTGATACATATGGCTAATACTACTCAGTATCAGGAACTTGTGGATATCTTCTTTAATAAAATTAAAGATTATGATTTAGCAAACATGGACGAAAATATTGCTACTGAAATTGCTATTGGCTATATTGATTCTGCTTGTAGTCAATTTCAATCATGTACACAGGACTTGGATAATAGGGATGATGAACTTGGACAATTTGGAATAAAATTAAGCAATACAAATAAACAAATGTTAGTCAACTATATGTGCATAGAATTTTTAGATTCTAACTTTTTACGAGTAAGTCAAGCATTGAAAAGTAGACTGTCTACTTCAGATTTTCATTCTTTACAAAATTCACAGCAGCTTGCTAAAGTTATAGAACTTCGTACAATGCTTAAATCCGAAAATGACCAACTTGCAATCAATAAATCATACAAAAATTCCAAGTTGTTTGACTTAGTTACGAATAGGAAGAAGGTGTAATATGAGTCTTCAACTTATGAAAGAACGAGTAAAACATAGCGGTTCTACAGCACGAGAGGAAATGATAATTGATGGACAGAATCTATTA